GATTTTTTAGAATATGAATTGTTCTGTAATCGTTTTCTGTAGTAATAAAACCAGATTCATCCTGGTTAAATCTGAAACATATTCCTAGGGTTCTCGCACCTAGTTCTCTTTCTACATTAGATCCATGTCCCCCAATTGGAGGAATAATAACTGATACAGAAGCTGCGTTCTGCACACCTCCAGTATTACCTATAAGTGTTGCAGTAGCATATGTATAGTTGTTACCTCTATTAACCACTCTAATAGCTTCAATAAAATTATTTACTGCTGTTCCAGCTGTTGTATTAACAACTGCGAATGCTTCCGCACCAGAACCGTCTCCAGAAATACTAACTTGAGGAGCTACAGTGTATACTGAATCAGTAGAAGGAGGTGTAGTAAATGGAGTATCTAGAGTAATAACTTTAGAGGATGCATTATAATCAATAATTCTTTTTAACTGGCCAGCACCTGTACCAGAAGAAATATACAACACTGACGTTACATAGAAGTCAGTATTAGTAGAAGCATTTGCATTTAATCTATACGTAGTAGAGTTAGCAGAGAAAGTAGCATTAGAAGGAATAGCATCTCTAAGATCATCTGCAGCAAATTGGCCGTCCAATGTAGCTACGTAGTTAGAACCTCTAGTGTTAATTTTAATAACATCAATAGCACCAGATACAGTATTACCAGCTACGTTAGCTGATGTTACTACAGGCATGTATGCTGACGTTTCAAACTTTTCAAAGTCAGCTGCATCCATCTTATATAGAAATTTCCATGTATAGCCATCAGCTGTTGTAATAAAGTTGCAAGCAGACTCTGACAAATTGGATGGTTCTACAGTAGAAGCTGCTCCGTTATTATTATCTAATACTTTAAATACTCTATATTCTGATGTTGCATCTACTACCACGTAAAAGTTTTTATCAAAAATAGTAGCATCTGTATGATCGTACATATCATAAACAGTGCCTGTTTGCCACACTACCTTTTTAACAAGTTTAGATGTGTCGCTCGGCTCAATTCGTTTACCAAACACTCCGTTTTCATACACGTCATATTGAGACTCATAAAAAGAATCTACAGGAGCAGGAGTAGTATCGTCTCCACTCTCATACGGAATGTGACGAGAGGCAACCGCGTAGTAACTATCAGTCCCACTAGTGATAGTATCAATCACTGACTGAGCTGTATCTCTTTTAAAGTTATTAGTTAGTAGAATTTTTGCCATTTACTCTTTTCCTGGTAGCATAACTTTATTTATCATGCAATCTCTAGAGATGTCTCAATTACCATGATTTCTGTGTTAGCTGTATTAGTAGCTTTAATATTACCAAACAACTTGGTACCAGCTACATGAATAATATCTTTTAATACACTTTCATATTTTGATAGAGGTAGAATCGATTGTACTTCATATGAGTACTCTTGATAATAATCACCATCGTGAATAAACTTATTATCTGAAATAAACCCGTCAGCAGAAACATATCTACCTAAGCCTTCACCAGACTTTTGTAGATTTACTTTACCTGTACCAACAAATGGTCTTACATCAGATGAAATAGTTACAGTTTCATCTTGCTCGTAACCAAATCCACTATCAACAACTGTTATTTTTGATAAAGATCCGGTTTCGTTAATAACAGTTGCAGTTACGTTAGCATTATCTCCTGCAACTCTTGATGCAGGATCAGGATTAGAAGATAGTACCTGTGCTCTAGCACCTGATGCTTTACCAATTAGATCTCTTGTACCATCTGATACTTGGAATTCAGTAAACAGTGATATTCTTTTAGCAGTAACAACTGTAGAATTACTAGTTTTTACAACCGCTCTAGCAAGTATATTCTGCGTGTAGTTATTAACACTAAGAACTCCTGGTGGATTAATAGTGCTTAGTGATGTTGATCCAATAATTGGACTAACAGTTGACCAGTCAGAGTTGTCCGGGTCTTGATCAATAATAATTAGCTGCACTCTATTATTATCAGTATCATCTATAACCGAATCAACCAATCCAACGTTGTTAGCTGAAACATTAGCTGAAGCTTGGGTAACTAGCTCGTTTAAGCTCCAACTAGTAGGAGAAGCATTACCCACTATAAAGTCAGCATTAGCAGTGATTAAGACTCTAGGCTCTTCTTGTACTTGCTCGATAATTTCTTGTTGAACAAAGTTAATTGATTCAAGATCATGAATTTCTATTTTGAAATCTCTATTGCCGTATGCAGCAACAAAAGGCTCGTAAGCTCTAACAAATGGATCTTCATTATAATTCTCACCAGGGTTAATACCTGTTAGGGTAGCAATAGTTCCAATATTACGAGATTCAAATCTTAATAAATCGATCAGAGGAAATGTCAATTCTCCTGCAGGTTGTTTTGTAAATCCTAGAGCGAATCCAGCAATAAGATTAGCACTTGATCCAGTAGATGTAACTACATTAACTGTCGGAGGTGAGGAGTAATTGCCGACAGAAGCTCCAAAATTAGTTGAGGTAATAACACCGCTGCCATTAGTAGTAATACTACCATTAGCTGCTTGTGAGGTATAAGTTCCTCCGACAAACTGTATGACATCTGAGTTGCTGTACCCGCTACCACCATCAAAAATAACAACAGTTGTAATATTATTAGAACTAACATTTGAACCAGCACCTGTAATAGACATAGAGTGCATTGGGATCTGACCTGTAGTGTTTTGTGAAATCGTATCAGGAGAAAGAATTACTCTTTCAGTATCTGTAATTTCACCTACGAAAGCATTTGCACCTTGCCCAGTAGAAGAAAATGTAAGGTTAGCAACAGTATTAGAAGTCAGTCCAGTTACGCGAGCTGCTGCACCACCATAGAAAGTATTATTAATATTATGTACACCTAAATGTGTATCATTAGCGCCTGTAACGTTAGCTGTAGCAGAAATATCTGTAGCAACATCTAATTTAAAAGAGGGATCAATAGTTTCTTTAATTACTACTTGATTTCCTAATGTACCAATAGCAACATTACCTGCAAACCATTGTGAAGCAAATGTTAAATCGTTATTTGTAACGCCTGTTAATTTAACTGTTGTATGCTCTTCTGCTAATTCAGGTGTAAATGAATCTAGTTGAGTAAGATTTGCAGATGAGGGGTAAATATTTACATTACCAGTATTACTAAATGTGCCTGAAACTTCAGTTAAAATAACAGATGCTGGAGATGTATAATTAAAAGAGCTATTGCCTGATAGTCCAGCAACTACACCGGATGCTCCAGTAGTAGGTTGAATAACATATTCACCTACATGTACACCGTTAGCACCAAAGCCTGATGAAACTGTATTAGGATGTAAAGATACTGTATCAAAAGAATTTGCTACTGTTCCTGTAGTTGGAAAGGAGATACCACCAGCATATTCAGTAATAGTTTCACCATCAATAAATGTATTAGCTCCTCTTGTATAAGAGAACCATTGTTCTTCAGTATTTCTAAAGTAGCTGTTAGATGTAAATGTACCATCTAATACGTTAACTACAATAGATGAGTTAGGAGTATCACCTATTTGTAAGAATGATAGAATAATAGATTCAGAATCAGGAGATTTAATCTTCTGATTAACGCTAAAATTACCTACCGTATTAATTACATTAGCTGAAAACAGCGGTTGGGATACAGTTTCATATAAAAAGAAATTATCTATCTCACTATTAGCATTAGATCTATTATTAACTGTAAATACTTTTTGTGAGATTTCTACATTAGAAACAGAGGAATATCCCCACCCGCCATCTACTAAAGCGAATCTAACCAGGCCTGTTTCAGTAATAATACCATCTACACGTGCAAGGCCTTCCGTACCTCTGTCAGATGTTATACGAACAATCTCTCCTAATTCAAATAGTTCTCCACCTGTTGTAATGTCAATAGTAGATAAAGAACCAATGATCTTAGGAGCGTTTTCTACAATACCATTATCAGTAACAATATCACCTGTTACAAACGTCCCTGTAACGTTAGAGATGTATAATACATCGATAAATTTACCCGCTATATTTCTAGTGAGCATGTATTCTACGAAGCCGGTAGCATTAGAAATACTGCCATTAATCTGTTTACCTACGTATTCAATCGTTCTAGTTGATTGAGTAAGTTCAATGTATTGAGGAATATCCCATACACCTGCGGATACTTTTAAGATATCTCTTCCAGGGTAATAAATTTCTATTTTTTCACTAAAAAGTAATTTAAATAGTAGATCGATAGATCTTTCAGTACCTTTTGTCCTGTAAAGGTCAAGTGCTGCTTTAACTAGAGTTCTTTTAGAAGTAAGAGCTTCGAAGTTAATATTAACTAGATATTTTTCTCTGAAGTGAATTAGAAAATCGTCAATAGTCTTATCAATATCGCCATACTCAAATAGCGATCTAGATTTAGTAATAACCGCTTGTTCAGACTCTTCTAAGAACCTATAATATTCTTTAGCGAATAAAACAAATACAGGACCTTCTTCCTTATAAAAATCAGGAAATAGGTCCTCTGTAAGTTCAGAGATTGTCTTGTCTAGTTCTCTCATCTAATTACCCAATGACTTCGACAGACACGTCTACATCAATATCCCTAATTGATATAATAATATTTTTATCCGCAGCAATATCCGCACTTGCAGGTCTTGCGTATATTCTAAATCCATCAGATGGAGATGTTTGAGGTACAAATCTATTTAAAACTATTGTACCATCATCGTAGCTAACAGTGCCAATAGATGTAGCGACTTTATGAGTTAGCCCTTGTACTGAAACAATATTAATATTACCTTCACCGTCATCTTCTAATACTGAAGGCTTACCATCAAATGTAAATATAGAGGAAGTGATAGTGTGCTGCTCTTCAATTTTATGCTCTGTTGTTAAATTATTTGTAGGATCTAAAGGAAACCCAAAGCTAAGACTGATATTATTTTCTATACCCACAATAGGATTGATAAATTTAAATGGTGTAAGAATAGTATCATTACTGATAATACTATTATGTGCATCATCAATATCTCTAATAAATCTAGAATATCTTAATGTCTTTTTAAAGGAGTTAAGATTATTAGTACTAAACGTAGAGATCTGAGATCTAACTAGCGTCTCAACATCAGATTGAGATAGTGAGGTTACTCTAGAATCATACTTTGTTTTATTGTCTACCTTAATGAATAAAAATTCAGGATCAATAAACACAGGGTCAATAGATAGAGGTGTTTTATCCGAAATAAATTTAGAGAACTTTCTTTTTTGTGCTTCAGATGAACCAGAGGCTCCTTTAACATCAACAGAAATAAACACCTTACCGAACTGAGGAGGTGTAGCATCTTCACCACCGAAAGCAGCAATTGCTTCGATCTCATTAAACTCAGTTCTTAGAATATTCTCATAATCAGTTACTGTTACTGCACGCCCTTGATTTTGATAATGTCTAGGAGCGTTAAATCTAATAGATTCAACTGATTCAGATGTCTGACCACCTGTAGCTGCGTTAATAGTAGTGATATCACTAATGTTAGTTAATCCTTGAATTGCACCATCAATATCAAAAATTCTAGCTCCATTAGGTAACTCACCAGAAGAAATTCTATAGGTCGCAATAATAGTAGCACCGTTTGCTGGGCGTCTACCTACAATATTATCTCCAAATAGAATCTCATATTGACCATTTTCTGCTGCCTGTAAAAAGAATGACTGTGATGTATCTTCTACTCCTAGAAAATCAGCAGCTCTTTTATAAGTTAAAATTCTACCACCGTTGTTCTCAATAACTTGCACACTAATAGATGAGGTATCAACGTTACTATCAGATAACACAAATCTTCTAGTAAGATCAGCTGTAGAATATACATAAGTGTCATTTATAAATTGACCTTCTTGAATCTCTAGATTAAAGATATTAAACACACCTTGGTCAATATTATATGTAAAAGATTCTTCAGTAGAGAAGGTAAACTGATCTGTTCCTAATCTTGCAGTAAACGAAGTTGCTTTAGGTAACAAAAGAGTAGTAATATTTGATTCTACAGGAGGAGTGACGGTAAAAGAAATAGTTGCCCTAGCTGATCTATTTGATCTAGGTACATAGTTAAGCTCTTTAGCATGTGATATAATTGAGTCTGGTAGTTGAGCAGTATCAATAAACATTTCTGAACCAATCTGATTCAGATAAAATGCATTCTGTGTTGTATTATATGCTAACACATCCAGCAGTGAATTAATATTTGAACCGGCATAATCAACGTCTTTAAAAGGAGAATCCTCTCTTTTAAGATAATTGATTAATTCCTGCTTAATTGTATCAAAATCAAGCGATGTAAGATTAACTGAGGCCATTATCGTATCCGTTGT